CCGCAGACTATTGCACAGGCAGGTAACGGAGCTATCGTACAAGGACGACCTGAGGACATCGGTGTTATCCAAGTTGGAAAGACTGCTGACTTCTCTACAGCTATGCAGATGATGCAGACACTCGAACGTCGCATCCTTGAGGCTTTCCTTGTTTTGAGTGTTCGTCAATCTGAACGGACAACTGCAGAAGAAGTGCGGCTGACACAGCTTGAACTCGAACAACAACTTGGTGGATTGTTTAGTCTGCTGACTGTTGAGTTCTTGGTTCCTTACCTGAACCGCAAACTCCTGGTACTATCTCGTTCTGGAGAACTACCTAAATATCCAAAAGACCTAGTTGCACCTACTATTGTTGCTGGTATCAACGCACTTGGACGTGGTCAGGATCGTGAATCCTTGACTGCATTCATCATGACAATTGCACAGACACTGGGTCCTGAAGCAATGATGCAATACATCAATGCCGATGAAGCGATCAAGAGACTGGCAGCAGCTCAAGGTATCGACGTTCTCAATCTTGTCAAGAGTGTTGAGGATCGTCAAGAAGAAGCTGACGAAGCTGCACAACAACAGCAAAACATGGCTCTTATGCAAGCCGCTCCTGGTTTGTTGAAAGCACCTATTGCTGACCCATCTAAAAACCCTAACGCTGAAGAAGTAATCGCTAGTGCTCTCGGCGGTTCACCCCAATAAAACTTATGGCAGAACTACTTACTTACGATCCTAGTAACGATCCACAGGCAATTCAAACTGCAGAGGAACGTGATGCTGAATCTCTTGCTATTGGCGAAGAGATGATGGCACAGCAAGAAGGCTTGCTGGCTGGTAAATATAAATCAGCACAAGATCTTGAACAAGCATACCTTGAACTACAAAAGAAACTTGGTTCGTCAGACACTGAAGAACAAGAGGAAGTAGCTGAAGAACAACCTGAAGAAGAAGTTGATGAAAACATTGCTTTCTTTCAAAGCATCAATGATGAGTTCAATGAAAACGGCCAGCTTAGTGAAGAGTCTGTCCAACAATTGACCAGCATGTCATCAGAAGATTTGGTAGATCTTTACTTCCGCTATCAGGATCAGCTCGAACCCACACAAGCTGTTGAAGGTCGTGAGCTTTCTGATCAGGAAGTAAGTCAAGTGTTTGACAGTGTTGGTGGTCAACAACAATATCAACAGCTCACAGCCTGGGCTGGTGAAAACCTGGACGCTGACACCATTGAAGCCTTTGACAATGTAATTGAATCTGGAAACATTGCTGCAATCAATTTGGCATTGCAAGGTCTTCAAGTTCAATACAACGATGCTGTCGGCTACGAAAACGACATGATCCAAGGCAAACCTGCACAAACATCAAATGGTTTCCGTAGTCAGGCAGAAGTTGTGCGTGCTATGAGCGATCCCCGTTATGACCGTGACCCTGCTTATCGACAAGAAGTTGTTGACAAGCTCATGAATTCTGACATTGATTTCTAATGCCTTATTCTAAATATAGTCCTAAGCAAAAAAAACTAGCTGCACTTGCTGGTGATCCAAAAAAAATTGACAAGGCTGACCTCATGAAAATTAGAGGCAGTAAAACTGCAAAGCGTAAAATGAAAAAGAGGATGGCTTGATGGCACACAAAGGCAAAGGCTCTTGCGGAGGCAAGAAAGGTGGCAAAGGCTACAAAAAGTAGTACACGTTCAGTAAGTCTTAAGATCGGTGTACACAAATCACGGTCCGGTGGCTTGACGGCTGCCGGTCGTCGTAAATACAATAGAGCTACAGGGTCCAACTTGAAGGCACCACAGCCTGAAGGCGGACCACGCAAGCGTTCTTTTTGCGCCCGCATGTCTGGTGTCAAAGGACCAATGAAAGACAGCAAGGGTCGTCCTACACGGAAGGCTCTTGCACTACGCAAATGGAAATGCTAATGAAA